GTTGATTTTAAAATGCCACCTTTCAATCAAACGATGACTATCTATGTTCCAGCTGGTAGGGGTAGGGGTGGAGCTAAAAGAAGAAAGACTGAGGATGATTACAGTTATATGATAGGAGAGTTTCAAGCACAGGATTATTATGGTAGTACACTTCAAGAAGATAAAGAACAAGAACAAGTTGTTGATGATGCTAGAAAAAAAGTGAACAAGATATTAGATATGAAACGGATTAAAATATTAAAACTTCAATTAGATAATCCAGACCTTTCAGATAAAAAAAGACAAAACAGACAAAAAGAGTTAGATTCTCTATTAGCTTTATATGGTGATGAATAATATGAGAACTCAATTACTTTGTACATTCACAAAACGTAATAAATTTTACGAAACAGTCAATATAATAATTGAATGTAATGAAATTTTATTTGATAAAATTTATGTGTTTCAAAATGAAAATGATCATCATCAATTGATTTGTACATATAACGTAGAATATGATGATAATTTTATGGATGGTATTCCAGATACTATTTCATTACATAGAAAGAAACAAACAAATACACTCTATACAATTAATGCATTAAATGATGTTATCAGAGAATTGAATAATGGTAAATTAGATAAATCGTTTCCAATACCCTGGGACAATTATAGAAATTGCTTGTTGTTAACTAATGAAGAAGGTTTAACAGCAATACCAACAAGAATTTATACAATAGTAGATGTAAAAACTTGGGATAAAGATAAAAAATAAATTGTATTTTCGGCGATTCGATTATATATATTAATGTATCAAGGTTACACTTGATTAAAAAATGACAATTAACTAATTAAATAATAGGAGATAACAAATGGATTTAAACGCAATCAAGAAACGTCTTAACCAACTTCAAACAACAAATACTCGTACTACTAATCTTTGGAAACCCCAGCCGGGGCAACAGGTGATTAGAATAGTGCCTTACAAATACAATAAAGATAATCCTTTTATTGAATTGTATTTTCATTATGATATAGGTGGAAAATCTTATCTTTCACCAGTTTCATTTGGTCGTCCTGACCCGATTGAAGAATTCGCACAGAAACTAAAGTCAACCGGTTCAAAGGATGATTATAGACTTGGTAAGAAAGTTGAAGCTAAAATGAGAACTTTCGCACCAGTTGTAGTTCGTGGTGAAGAAAATCAAGGAGTAAGGTTTTGGGGATTCGGTAAAACTGTATATCAGGAATTGTTATCTATTATAGCAGATCCAGATTATGGTGATATTACGGATCCAACAAACGGGCGTGATGTAGTGGTTGAGTTTAAGACAGCTGAGGAAACAGGGAAATCATTTCCCTCAACGTCCATTAGAGTCAAACCCAATCAAACTCCAATTACAGAGAATGCAGAGGTTCTTGAAACCATAAAGAAAACTCAAAAAGATATTCGTGAGATTTATAGTGAAATGACTTATGAAGAACTTACGGATACATTAAATGAGTATCTAAATGGTGGTTCAGAAGATGATTCAGTAGAGAAAAAAGAAAAAGTAGTATCATCTACTGTAACTGAATCAACAAACTTTGATGCTAAAGATACAGCATCTGCATTTGATGATTTATTCAATAAATAAATAACCTAATGGTGGTGGTTGAAGGCTGAGATAAAACCGCCCAGTCATCCGAGATTCGAATCGAAATTTCGCGAAATACGTGGCTACCGGGTATCACCACCATTTTATAATTGGAGAGTGATATGTCAACAAGAGACAAATTGGCTGAAGTATTAGCCAACACCCTAAACAAACAATTCAAGGATATGAAAGTTGCGTATTTCTTGGATGGAACAGACACAACACCCACCGACATTAAAGATTTTGTATCTACAGGTTCAACTGTGTTAGATTTGGCTATTTCAAATAAACCACACGGTGGAATTGCTGTCGGCAGGATTACTGAAATAAACGGATTAGAATCAAGTGGTAAATCACTGCTTGGTGCACATATATTAGCAGAAACTCAACGTAAAGGTGGAGTAGCTGTTTATATAGATACAGAAACTTCCGTTAGTACTGAGTTTCTTAGTGCAATAGGTATTGATGTGGATAGTATGTTATATCTACATTTAGAAACAGTTGAAGATGTTTTTGAATCAATTGAAGAAATTGTAGCAAAAGTTAGAGAGTCAGATAAGGATAGATTAGTAACTATTTTAGTAGATTCACTTGCTGGTGCTACTACAAAAGTAGAGTTAGAAGCAGATTTTGATAAAGATGGTTGGGCTACTGCTAAAGCAATTATTATATCTAAAGCAATGAGAAAGATTACACAGATGATTGGTAGAGAGAAGATAGCTCTTGTCTTTACAAACCAGTTAAGACAAAAACTTGGTGTAATGTTCGGTGATCCGTGGACNACAAGTGGTGGAAAAGCATTACCATTTCATGCGTCAACACGAATAAGATTGAAAAATCTTGGACAAATAAAAGATAGTAAGAAAAATACAGTAGGAATAAAAATCAGAGCACAAGTTATTAAAAATAGACTTGGGCCTCCAATGAGACATGCTGATTTTGAGTTATATTTTGAAACAGGTATTGATAACAAAGGTAGTTGGTTACAAGTATTAAAGGATCATAAATTGGTAAAGCAAGGTGGTGCTTGGTATACTATGGTAAATCATAAAGGAGAAGAAATTAAATTTCAATCTAAAGATTGGGCAACATATTTAGAAGGAGAGTTTAAAGAACATTGTTATCAATTAATTTGTGATAAAATTATACTGAAGTATGAAAAGAACTTTGGAATAGATGATGTAGTTGTATTAGAAAATGAATAGGAAATATCTCTCAATTTTTGAAGAGATAAAATCTAAGGGCGGTAAAATAAATGGTCGAGAACCTAACGATAAAGTACTCATAGTAGATGGCCTGAATACTTTTATTAGAGTGTTTAGTGTTATACCAACTACCAATGATGATGGTATTCACGTTGGTGGAATAGTTGGTTTTTTAAAGAGTATTGGTTACACCATTAATATGGTTAGGCCTACTCGTGTTATCATTGTTTTTGATGGCAAGGGTGGGTCTGATCGACGCCGTAAACTTTATCCAGAATATAAAGATAAAAAAAGAACTAAATATCGTTTAAACAGAAGTTATGATTTTGCATCAATGGATGATGAACGACAAAATATGTTGATGCAACTCCAACGTAGTGTAGAATATTTAGATACTTTACCACTTTTAACTTTATCATTTGATCATATTGAAGCAGATGATACGATTGGTTATATTAGCAGACAAGTACTTACTGATTCTAAGATTGTTATTATGTCAACTGATAAGGATTTTTTACAGTTGGCTAATCAAAGAATAAAAATATGGAGTCCAACTAAAAAGAAAATGTATGATGAGAATGCTGTATTAGAAGAGTATGGTATTTCATCTCATAATTTAATTTGGTATAGAGTTTTAGATGGTGATAAATCTGATAATATACCAGGGGTTAAGGGATTTGGATTAAAGACAATTCAAAAAAAGTTACCGTTTTTAAGGGAAAATAGTATAGCTGATATAAATGATGTTATTACTGAAGTTCCTGATTCAAAAGAAATTATAGAAAGAAATTATAAATTAATGCAGTTATCAGATGTTAATATATCTGCTTCTACAAAAACAAAAATAACTAAAAGAGTAAATGAACCAATTAATAGATTAATAAAATATAAATTTCAAACAATGTTTATGGAAGATAAACTGTATACGTCACTTCCAAATGTAACGAGTTGGTTAGCAACTAATTTCAATCAACTGAATAATTATGCTGAGAAAACATATGAGTGAAACTTTAACAGAATATGGAATAACGTTTCAAACTAAAATTATATCTTCGCTGTTGAGTGATGTAAAATTTATTCAGACAATTAGTGATATTTTAAATCCTACTATGTTTGATAGTGATGCAAATAAATGGTTGGTTAAAGTTATTAACGAGTATTATTATGAATATAAAAAACACCCAACTCTTGAAGTTTTAAAAGTTAAGATAAATGAAATTGAAAATGATATTTTGAAATCAACTGTAGTTGATAAGTTAAGAGAAGTTTGGAAAAATGTAGAGGCTACAGATTTAGAATTTGTACAAACTGAAACATTAGATTTTTGTAAAAATCAAACATTGAAAACAGCTATAATGCAATCAGTAGATATGTTAGAGAATAANGACTATGATGGTATTAAAAGGGTTGTTGATGATGCAATGAAAGCTGGAACTACAAGAGATTTAGGACACGACTATATTGAATCACTTGAAGTTAGATTAACTGAATCAAGTAGAGATACAATTGAAACGCCGTGGGATGTTGTAAATGAAATTATGGATGGTGGTTTAGGTAAGGGAGAACTTGGTGTTATAGTTGCACCAGCAGGAATTGGCAAATCGTGGACATTGCAGAATTTGGGTGCAACAATGCTTAAAGAAAAGAAGTCAGTTGTACATTATACTTTAGAATTGAATGAAAATTATGTTGGAATACGATATGATACTATTTTTACTGGAGTAACAACATCAAATATAAAATTTAATAAAGAAGAAGTTCAGAAAAAAATATCGAAGCTAACTGGAAAACTGTTGATTAAATATTTTCCAACTAAATCTGCCACAGTTCAAACATTAGGATCACATTTAAAACAAATTGAGTTAAGTGGTATTAATCCTGATTTGGTTATTGTGGATTATGCAGATATTATAATGCCAACAGGATTTTTTAAAGAAAAGAGACATGCAATTGGTAATATATATGAAGATTTGAGAGGACTTGCAGGAGAAGTAGAAGTTCCAATATGGACAGCCTCACAAGCAAATAGAAGTGCTTTAGAAGAAGAAATTATTGGGGCTGATAAAGTTGCAGAAGATTATAGTAAAATTATGACCGCTGATTTTGTAATGAGTATGAGTAGAAAAGTTGAAGATAAGATAGCTAATACTGGTAGATTTCATGTAATTAAAAATAGATTTGGTGTAGATGGAATTACATTTCCAGCTACTATTAATCCAAATATAGGGTTAGTTCAGTTATATGAGAGTACTTCAAAATTGGGTAGAGAAGCTCAAAAAAAGATGGATAATAGTGAAGAGTTTTTAAGAAAACAATTAGCAAATAAATACAAAGATATGGGAAAAAAAGTGGATGGATTTGAATGATGATCTAATATATATTATATTTACTATTGTAATTAAGCAGGGTTATGGTAAAAGATTTTATATATTAAGGAGAATTTCTGTTGTCAATTGAAAAATTTGTTTTATCTGAAAATTTTATAGATAAATATAAAAGAAAAAGACCACCATTTGGTTTTAATGGTTTAGGTGAATTAGTTTATATGAGAACTTATTCTCGTATTAAAGAAGATGGAAAAAATGAAAGATGGTGGGAAACTATTAAACGGGTTGTAGAAGGTACTTATTCAATGCAAAAGCATTGGATTGATTCTCATGGCCTTGGTTGGAATCCTTGGCAAGCACAACGGTCAGCACAAGAAATGTATGACCGTATTTTTTATATGAAATTTTTACCACCCGGCAGAGGTCTTTGGGCCATGGGAACTTCTATAACAGAAGAAAAGGGGTTATATGCAGCACTTAATAATTGTGCATTTGTATCCACATCTACTATTAAAGATGATTATTCAAAACCATTTTGTTTTTTGATGGATGCTAGTATGTTAGGTGTTGGTGTTGGATTTGATACAAAAGGGGCTGGTGAAATTATAGTTAAAGGTGTTAACAGAGATAGAAATGAAGAAATTTATATGATACCTGATACTCGGGAGGGTTGGGTAGAATCTTTGAGGTTATTGTTAGAAAGTTACTTTCATGGAATGCCATTAATAGAGTTTGATTACAATCAAATTAGAGATGCAGGAGAACCAATCAAAGGTTTTGGTGGAGTATCAAGTGGACACGAACCATTAAAAGAAATACATAAAGAGATAAGAGAAGTTTTAGATAAAAATACAGGTGAGCCAATTACTGTTACTACAATTGTAGATATTATGAACCTTATAGGAAAATGTGTAGTAGCAGGGAATGTTCGTAGAACAGCAGAAATAGTATTTGGAAATCCATTTGATGATGAATATTTGAATTTAAAAAATTATAAAGCAAATCCACATAGAGAACAATACGGATGGACTTCAAACAACTCAATATATGCAGAACTTGGAATGGATTATACTGATGTATGTAAAAGAATTGTAGATAATGGTGAGCCTGGTTTAGCTTGGTTAGAAAATATGAGAGGTTATAGTAGATTAAAAAACGGTAGAGATAATAAAGACCACAGAGCAGCTGGTGGAAATCCTTGTTTAGAACAAACATTAGAATCATATGAGTTGTGTTGTTTAGTAGAAACGTTTCCAAACAATCATGATTCATTAGAGGATTATCTTAGGACATTAAAATATGCGTATTTGTATGCTAAAACGGTAACACTTGGAAAAACTCATTGGAGTGATACCAATAGAGTTATGTTGAGAAATCGTAGGATTGGTTGTAGTGTAAGTGGTGTAGCACAATTTATTACTAATCGTGGGTTAGAAGAATTGAGGTCTTGGTTAGAAACAGGGTATGATATAATTCAAAGCTGGGATTGTATGTATTCTGATTGGTTAGCTGTACCTCGTTCAATTAAAACTACATCAGTAAAACCAAGTGGAACGGTTTCATTGTTGGCAGGGGCAACTCCAGGATTACACTATCCAGAAAGTAGATTTTATATAAGAAGAATGAGATTATCAAAACATTCAGAGTTATTAAAGCCGTTAAAAAAGGCAGGGTATACAATAGAACCAGCATTCGGTTCAGAAGATACTACAGTTGTAGTAGAGGTGCCAGTTGATGTAGGAGAGGGTATAAGAACAGCGGCTGAACTTTCGATTTGGGAACAATTCAGTTTGGC